CATCTGGTAATAACAAATCATCGGGCCAGTTACATCAAGTAAAATATATGAGTCCGTTTTACGGAGTTACATCTGTTTCACACATTAGCGATAGTTCAGATGACTTCGGTAATACACAAAAAAGTTACGGAATGTGGATGATACCACCTGACCCAGGAACCACAGTTGTAGTATTCTTCATTGACGGAGATCCTAAGCGTGGTTATTGGATGGGCTGTGTTGCTGATGAAAATATGAATTTTATGGTGCCAGGATTAGCCGCCACCGAATCAACAACCGATGCTGACGGTATTAGAAAACCAACAGGTGAATATAATAAGCGTGTTAATGCTCAAGCACAGGATCCTGAACAATTTAAAAAACCCGTACATCCATTAGCACAAGCCTTGGAAACACAGGGACTATTAAAAGATGATATAAGAGGAGTTACGACCAGCAGTGCTAGAAGAGAAACACCAAGTATGGTCTTTGGAATTAGTACACCTGGTCCTATAGATAAACAACCAGGAGCAAAAACTGGCAACATCGGAAAACTTGAATCAGAAATCCCTAATGCATTTGTCAGCCGACTCGGCGGAACAACTTTTGTAATGGACGATGGTGACGAACATTTTGTAAGAAAAACTCCTGCAGGCGGAGCAACAAGCGGCCCGATGGAATATGTAGCCGTCGAACAGGGCGAAGACGGCGGAGACCCTACAATACCACACAATGAATTGTTTCGAATCCGCACACGGACCGGTCACCAAATATTATTTCATAATTCAGAAGATTTGATATACATTGGAAATGCCCGAGGAACCACCTGGATAGAAATGACTAGTAATGGTAAGATAGATATCTATGCCAAAGACAGTGTAAGCGTTCACACTGAAAATGATTTAAATTTTACAGCTGACAGAGATATTAATATGACTGCTAAAGGAAATATTAATCTTAACTCTACAGGGTTAACAAACATGTCATCAACTGGCAATTTTAATATCAATTCAGCTGGCACAGCAAACGTAACATCTACAAATGCCACTAATATTAACAGTGGCGCCGGAGTTTTAGTTACCGGTACTAGGATTGACTTAAACGGCCCTGCGGCAGCTAAAGCAGTTAAGGCACCTAAGGCGGTTAGGATCCCACAAGTTGAGCCGTGGGCATTTCACGAAAATCTTGACCCAGCATTGTTTACTCCTGCTAAAACAAAAGCAGTAGTGCCGGCAGTTGGAGCCAACCCCGTGACTCCTACAATACCAACACCTGCGGCATTTGGAAAATATTCAATCACCACAGATACCTTTAAAAAGATATTACCTCCTGAACCAACAGAAAACGATCAAGGAAACATATAATGACTTCTAGTACTAAAATGTATAAAAAGATATCAATACCAGCAGTTCCAAAAATTAATAATACTCCTCCACAAAAAATGTACAGGGGATTTAGTTCAGTCAATACCAGTACGGAAAATTATAATCTATATGATTTTGAATTGATCAAACAAGACCTATTAAATCACTTTTATGTACGTCAGGGCGAAAGATTAATGAATCCCACATTTGGTACTGTTATTTGGGACTTGTTATTTGAACCGTTGACTGAAACAATTAAAGATCTCATACTACAAAATGTTAATCAAATAGTTAATTTTGATCCACGAGTTCAAGCGTCTAATGTTGTTGTTACTAGTTACGATTCTGGAATACAGATTCAATGCACTTTAAAATATGTACCATATAATATACAGCAAACCCTGCAATTACGCTTCGATCAAGCTAATGGTTTGCTGATAGGGTAATTAACTACACATATAATTTTATACGATAAATATTAATATTAGGATCAATCATGAGTTCAACCGATAGACAAAACAACCTGCTAATTAGCGAAGACTGGAAAAAGATCTATCAAAGTTTCCGCAATGCAAATTTTCAAAGTTACGATTTTGAAAATCTACGCAGATCTATGATTGAATACCTGCGTACTAACTATCCTGAAGATTTTAATGATTATATTGAAAGCTCAGAGTACCTAGCTTTAATTGATCTGGTAGCCTATGTAGGCCAAAGTATAGCATTTCGTGTAGATTTAAATGCTCGTGAAAATTTTTTAGAGCTAGCAGAACGTCGAGATAGTATACTACGATTAGCACGATTGATTAGTTATAATGCTAAACGAAATGTTTCGGGACAGGGATTACTAAAATTTACCACAGTTCAAACATCAGAAACAGTTATTGATAGTAATGGTAGAAATTTGTCAGGACAAATTATTACTTGGAATGACACCAGTAACGCTAATTGGTACGAGCAATTTATCAAAGTAATTAATGCGGCAATGCCAGCATCACAGCAATTTGGTAGTCCCGTTGCAAAAAGTACAATCTACGGCATCCCTACCGAGCAATATCGATTTAGTGGAAATAACAACGATGTACCTGTTTATTCTTTTACTAAAACGGTTGCAGGATTGCCAATGTCTTTTGAAATTACTAGTACTACATTTTCTGGAGAATCGTTTATATATGAAGAGCCTCCGAAAGTAGGAAATCATCCAGCATTTGTTTTTAGAGATGATGGTCACGGTAATGGTAGTAGCGGCACAGGATTCTTTTTTAATTTTACACAAGGTACATTAAATCAAGGAACATTTACAGTATCTCAACCTACTAGTAACGAATCAGTTAATATTGATGCTCAAAATATTAATAATAATGATGTATGGTTGTATAGATTAAATCAGCGTGGCCAAGAATCTGAATTATGGACACAAGTACCAGCAGTCACCGGCAACAACATTATCTATAATAGTCTTAATAAAAATATTAAAAATATCTATAGTGTAATCACTCGAGCTAGCGATGCCGTAAGTTTATCATTTAGCGACGGCACGTTTGGCAATTTACCATTAGGTACCTTTAGAGTATACTATAGAACTAGCAACGGTTTAAGCTATGTTGCTAATCCAGCTGACATAAAAAATGTTTCAATCGCTATACCGTATACTTCTCAAAAGGGTGCAGTAGAAACATTGACAATATCATTATCATTAGTAACGTCAATTGCAAACGCATCAGCCACAGAATCAAACGCATCGGTTAAAGCCAATGCACCGGCAACATACTATACGCAAAATCGTATGATAACCGGCGAGGACTATAATATAAGTCCGTTAGCTGCCACACAACAAGTAGCCAAGGTAAAATCTGTAAATAGGAGCAGTAGCGGTATTAGTCGTTATTTTGATTTAACTGATCCCACTGGAAAATATTCTAGTACAAATTTATTTGCAGATGACGGAGTATTATATCAAGATTCTTATACATTAAACACTAGATTTTCATATCAAAATAGAATTGATATCGAGGGTGTTGTCCGCAATACCGTAGTAAATCTATTGTTAGAACCAAATTTAAGAAATTTTTATTATTCTAATTACTTAAATTTCCTTACAGCTAGTTTAAATATTTCTTGGTATACAGTTACTTCGGATATTGGAAATTCTGTAACAGGATATGTTGGCGATACTTCGGATGCAGTACCTTACAAAGTAGGGTCATATACATATACTGATTTAAAATATTTTACTCCAGGGGCGCTAGTAAGATTTTCTGCACCTACCGGCTATTATTTTGATACAAAAAATAATAATAAGTTAGTTCTTGGCACAGGATTAGTGCCTGGCGCAACACCTTACATCTGGGCAGAGGTGGTGTCAGTATCGGGTGACGGTACTGCTAACGGAACCGGAGTATTATCAACAACCTTCGGGCCAATAACATTAAATCAAGTTTTACCAGCATCGATCACAGTAGCCAATAAAAAAATCGCACCGTTAATTACTCAAATTATACCTAAATTAACTACAAGTCTGTCACCGAGCGTTATAACCACTATGATTGATTTGATATTTGCAAACAAACCGTTTGGTCTTAGGTACGATGCAACGACTCAAACATGGCAAATTATTTTTGAATCAAATTTAAATTCGATATTAACTTTTAGTTTAGGAAAACAAGGCGATTCAACTAATACGCAACAAGATTCCAGTTGGTTATTGCTGTTTACTACTGACAATGAATTTTATACAATTACAACTCGACTATTAAGATATGTATTTGAAAGCGATCAGCAGGTTCGTTTTTACTTTGATAGCAACAATAAAATTTACGATACTACAGGTAATAATGTAATTCGAGATACAATTAATATTTTAAGTATTAATCCTCAACCAACACCGCCAGCATCTGCCCCAAACGCATCTTTTAATAATGATTTAAAATGGGACGTCATTAGTGAATTTAACGGCTTAGATGGATATGTTGATAATAAAAAAATTGTTATAGCATTTAAAGATTCTAACAGCGACGGCGTTGTTGATAATCCACAACTATTCTTAGATATAGTTGACCCGACCATAACTCCACTATCTAAATATATTGTAACACAAAAATATTTAATTAGTGCCGGACAAGAAGATTACAAATATATAGACAATTCGTCTGAAACGGTAATAATCTTGCCTAATCAATCCGCAGTATCAACAGTATCACCTGATCCTAGGGTAGCAGGGCAACATTTTTATTTTACTGATACTGGCGTAGTAAAAAAATATAATGCTGACGGAACATTTACTCCAACATTAGACTATAAAGTATATGTCGGCCGAGACCATTTAAAGTTTCAATATACCCATAGTGCAGATTATAATTCGAGGATTGATCCGGGAGCAAGTAACATTATTGATGTGTTTGTATTGACTAAAAATTACGATATATTATACAGACAGTGGGTTAGCGGCGCACCTATAACACAACCTCTTCCGCCAAGTAGTGACGAATTATTCAATTTATTATCGCCTAACTTAAATTTAATTAAATCTATTAGCGATGAGATAGTTTATCATCCGGTAAGTTATAAATTACTTTTCGGACCGCTCGCCAATTCCGAAGTTCAGGCAATATTTAATGTGGTTAAAAACTCAGCATCTGTTGTTTCAGACAACGATATCAAAGCTAGAATTATAACAGCAATGAATCAATTTTTTGCGTTAGATAACTGGAATTTTGGAGATACGTTTTATTTTACAGAACTATCAACATACATTATAAATCAATTAGCACCGGATGTAACGAGTTTTGTTATTGTTCCTAAACAAACAGGATTTTATTTCGGTAGTCTATTTGAAATTAAATGCCCGAGCAATCAAATTTTCATAAATGGTGCAACAGTTGATGATATAACAATAGTAGCCGGTTTAACTTCCGGAAATATTAAATCATTAACCGGCACTGGATTAAACACAGTTACATCTCAGAATGTAACAAGTTCAAATTACGGATCAACTAATGGCTGATAGCACTAACCCCAACGGTATTAAAAGTTTAGGTACATCTCTCTTACCTAACTTTTATCGAACTGACGCTAATAAGAAATTTATTCATGCAACAATCGACCAGTTGATACAACCGGGCACTGTTAAAAAAGTTTCAGGATTCGTCGGACGTCAATATTCAAAAGCCGCTACTGGCGTTGATATATATCTGCAGGCGCCTGATAAAACACGACAGGATTATCAGTTAGAACCTGGATTGGTTGTAAATGACGAATTAGGAAATACTACATTTTTTAAAGATTATATAGACTATATTAATCAATTAAATGTTTTTGGCGCCAACACTGATAACCATTCTAGATTAAACAAGCAAGAATTTTATTCTTGGGATCCACATATTGACTGGGATAAATTTGTTAATTTTCAAAACTACTACTGGTTACCATACGGCCCGAGTACAGTTAGGGTTTTCGGCCAACAACTAGGTATCACTAGCGAATACAATGTTGATTTACAAACAGTAGGAGTTGATAATCAATATGTATTTTCTCCAGACGGGTCTACACCGAATCCTGTGTTAAAATTATACAGAGGACAAACATATACGTTTAATGTCAGTAGCCAAGGTCATCCGTTTAGTTTTATGCTCAGTCGAGAAATTGGTCCC